TTTTATCTTGCCACTGCGGCAGATATTGTTGCAGACCCATCTGCACCTCAAGCCTTTGTTGAAGGGATTATGGAAGGTAAAGAATGGATATGGAACAACGGTATACTCAAAGAAGTCGAGATTGCCGAAATCCGTGATGAAATCAATGAGAACGTAAGACGTAAGGAATCGAAAGTTTCCGCACTTGCATTCGCAAAATTTCTGTCAAAACTTTAATCATTATAAATATGTTAATAAAACAACCAAGGAGAAAATCCCAATGTCAGAACTAGACAAGACAATTGAGGAACTAGAAGCGGAAGTCTCAGCAGAACTTGCTGAAGCTCAAGACGCCCCGAAAAAGGGTGCTGCTAAAGGTGACGCAATGGAGAAACAAGACGGTGAAGTTCAAGACCTTGGCCCTGCGGTTACAAAATCTGATGACAAAGGCCACGATGCTGCTAAAGCAACTAAACCTGTCAAAGACGTACAAACCAAAGGCGCTAAGAAATCTGGAGGCGAACCCTCACCGACTAAAATTAAAGAACCTCTTGCTGCTGGTCATGAAGTTGACCACGATGGAGAGGAACTAGAAGAAGGTAAGATGACTAAATCAGAAATGCTGAAAGCAATGTATTCAGAAATGGAAAACATGAAAGCAGGAGATTTGAAAGCATCTTATGACAAAATGATGAAGAAGGAACAAGAAGAAGATGAAACAGCTGATGAAACAGTTGATGAGTCTACTTTGGAAGACCGTCTTGCGTCAGTTGATGTTTCTGAAGATGTATCTGCACTTACACAAGGTGAAGAGTTATCTGAAGAATTCAAAGAAAAAGCATCTACAATNTTTGAAGCNGCTGTAAAATCAAAACTTCGTTCAGAAGTTGAGAGAATTGANTCTGCAAAGATTCAAGAAGTTGCTGAAGAGACAAACAAAATTCAAAGTGAGTTGACTGAAAANGTTGACGCATATATGGGTTATGTTGTTGAAGAGTGGATGAAAGAGAACGAAATTGCAATTGAACGTGGTCTCAAAGGCGAGATTGCAGAAGATTTCATTTCTGGACTTAAATCACTTTTCGAGGAGCATTATATTGATGTTCCAGATGAGAAGTATGACATCTTAGGAAGTCAGGCTGAGAAGCTTGATGAACTAGAAGCCAAACTCAATGAACAAATTGAAAAGTCTGCTGACTTAAAGAAGCAGAACAATCAACTAGTTCGTGAGTCTGTTTTTGCAGAGGTTGCTTCGGACTTGGCTGATACTGAAGCCGAGAAATTTAAAACTCTTGCAGAAGATGTAGATTTTACAGATGAAGCTAATTTCAGAAGTAAACTCGACACGCTGAAGGAAAGTTATTTTCCGAAAGCAACAACTGTCGCTGAGTCTGTAGACTCTGAATCTGATAGTTCAGAATCTTACGATACAACTGGTGCTATGAGTGCTTATATGAGCGCAATTAGTAAAAATGTAAAGCGAGGTAAGATTTAGGCTGCGGAAGATTTTATCTATCAAAGCTTAACTTCTTATAAATAATTATAGAAAAAAACTCAACAAGGAGAAATAAAAATGTTTCAAACTGAACATTTACAGGAAAAGTGGAATCCAGTTCTAGAACACAACGATCTTCCAAAGATCAATGATTCTTATCGTAAGGCTGTAACTACTGTTATCCTAGAAAACCAAGAAAAAGCACTTCGTGAGGACTCTGCGTTCTTATCAGAAGCTGCACCAACTAACGTAGCGGGCGGAGCTGTGAATTGGGATCCAATTCTTATCTCACTCGTAAGACGTTCAATGCCTAACCTAATCGCATACGATGTCGCTGGTGTTCAACCAATGACTGGCCCAACAGGGTTAATCTTCGCAATGCGTTCACGTTACTCAGCACAAAACGGAACTGAAACCTTCTACAACGAAGCAGATTCAGACTTCTCTGGTGCTGGTACACAAGCAGGTACTAACCCAGCGATTCTTAACGATTCGCCAGCTGGTACTTATACTGGTGGTACAGGAATGGCAACTGCCGATGCAGAAGCATTAGGTGATTCCGCTTCAAACTCTTTCGCAGAAATGGCGTTCTCAATTGAGAAACAGACTGTTACTGCAAAATCAAGAGCATTGAAAGCAGAATACACAATGGAATTGGCGCAAGACCTTAAAGCAATCCACGGTTTGGATGCTGAAACAGAACTTGCAAACATTCTTTCTGCTGAAATTCTTAACGAAATCAACCGTGAAATTATCAGAACAATCTATGTAACTGCTAAGCCAGGTGCTCAGACTGATACTGCTAATGCTGGTATTTTCGACATGGATGTTGACTCTAACGGACGTTGGAGTGTTGAGAAGTTTAAAGGACTTATGTTCCAACTAGAAAGAGATGCCAACGCAATTGCACAGCAAACTCGTAGAGGAAAAGGTAATATTATTATTTGTTCTTCTGATGTTGCTTCTGCACTTCAAATGGCTGGACAGTTGGATTATACTCCTGCTCTTAACAACAACTTGAATGTTGATGATGCTGGTAATACTTTTGCTGGTGTTCTTAACGGTAGATTCAAAGTGTACATTGACCCATACTCAGCTAACGCTGATGCAAAACAGTATTACACTGTTGGTTATAAAGGTTCTTCACCTTATGACTCAGGTCTTTTCTACTGCCCATACGTTCCTCTACAAATGGTTCGTGCGGTTGGTGAAAACACTTTCCAACCTAAAATCGGTTTCAAGACTCGTTACGGCTTGACTGCAAACCCATTTGCTGGTGGAACTACTGTTCGTGGTGGTGCTTTAACTGCAAACGACAACGTATATTACAGAAGAGTTCAAGTTACGAACATTATGTAATAATAAGAATTCGGTTAAACGAATCCAGAAAAGGGGGAACTTCGGTTCTCCCTTTTTTTTTGGTCGCTATAAATAGTAGTATGAAAAGGAAAAGACTATGGCACTAACAACTGCATTAGATAGACAACCAGATAACTTTGATTTAGCGAGAGCATCACAGTTTAAGTTCGACATTTTAAAAGTTCCAAATACGACATACTTCGCACAGGAGATAAATCTGCCTGGCATCGCATTCTCTGGGGATGCAATTATGAATAGTCGTTATAAGGCAATGCCATTCATGGGCGATACACTAGATTTTAGTCCATTAGAACTAACTTTCCTTGTACAAGAAAACTTAAAGAATTACAGAGAAATACATGATTGGATGACAGGAATTGGTTTTCCAGTTAGTCCAGAACAATTTGCGAAAGCAATTAAAGACACAGACACTAAAGAAATAGGCAACGCAGGCAAGGGTAATGTTACTAACCCTTCAGTTATGACAAGTGATGCGACCTTGACAATATTGACAAATAAGAACAATCCCAGTATACAAGTGAAGTTTAGGAATATATATCCTACTTCACTTTCTGGGCTTCAGTTTGATACAAAGGATACTGCGACTGAAGGATTAACTGCAAGTGTTACGTTTAATTACGACTTGTACGAATTAGCAGTATTATAAATAAGTAAGAGCAGATACGGTGAACTTTAACACCCAACCATGAGTCTCAGCAGTACAGAGAAAATTTAGAACAGAAAGTTCCAACCTATCTCTGCTCAACTTTATTATTAACAGGTGAATAATTATGACACTAGAAGAACTACAGCAACAAGCTGAAAAAGACTTGAAGATGGATGACTTAGAACTTGGAGAAGAATCTCTGAAGTCTGCATCTCTTCATCAAAAATACCTAACCATCTACAACAATTTTAGACAACTCGTTCTTATGAATGAAGGTGCATATCGTGTGCTGTATCGTAAGAAGTGGGAGTATTATGGTGGCAAATCAGACCCTATCGTATACAGGGATAATCCATTTGACCACAAAATACTTAAAGTTGACATTCCAATTTATTTGGAATCAGACGAAGAACTTATTAAAGCAAAACAAAAGGTAGAGTACTATAAAATGTGTACAGATTCCTGTGAAAGAATATTAAAACAAGTTCAATCTCGTGGATGGGATATCAAAAATGCAATCGAATGGCGTAAATTTGTAGACGGAACGATATAGTGACCCAAGTTACTAAGAAGGATGAGGTTTTCCTAAGAGTGGACACCGAGGCTTCAACCGCTCGTTCTCTATCAGAACATTTTACTTTTGAGGTGCCAGGCGCTAAGTTTATGCCTGCGTATCGTAATCGTATATGGGATGGAAAGATACGACTCTTTTCCCCAGCAAATGGTGAGCTCTACCTTGGACTACTTTCTTATCTTGAAAAGTGGTTAGAAGATTGGGATGAACCTTATGAAATTAGTGGAGAATTAAAAGATGAAAAACAAATTGACAGACCTATATTGGATGGATTTATTAAGGG